TGGATAAACCCTGGGAGTTGAGACTCGATCAGGGACGATAACCTTCTCTTCTTGGCTGGCATCTAATCTTACTCTGGGTATACCGTGAATTTACTCTTAGTTACATCAACATCTAGATAGAGTTCTCTAGAAGCATTGACATCATTTGACAAAGGTTTAACACGAATCTCAATTTTATTGTCACTGAAACTACCTTGGACGATAGTTAGATCAAAAAGCATGATCTCACCTTTAGCATAATCTACGCTACCGATAGAATCGTTTAGCGTGATTTTTTCACCAGTTAAACTGTCTAATCTATATAGGGCGATTACGCCATCCCTATCTTCAAAATACACTGTGTATGAAGGGAACTCAGTGACTTTGAACCCTGTAGACATCAGGGTTGGACCGTCACATTCTTTATCAAATTCATTTTGGAAACAAACCTCATAGAATGAGGTAGAATTGATCTGAGGATAGAAATCCTTCCTCATCATGATGCTGGTAGCGTTAGAGTTGATTGAACGATCTGAGTTGTCAATCGTTGACACAAACTTACTAAATCTGAATTTTCCGTTAAATTTTTCTACGGTTGATTGTGCCAGGTAAGAATTGATGCCAGAAATAACTTTGTTCCTGATCTCTTCTGGTTTCTGTGTAGTAATTGATGTGCTGTAGAAGATGCTTGAAGTCGCTTCAATATAGAGAATAGAAGGATCTACAATCTCAGGGGTGACAGAAGCAACCATGTACTTCTTCATTTGATCGACAATCTGCTTCTTAGTCGTAGAAGATAGGAAACTTGCCGATTCTGGTTTGATTACAATTTTAACTTTACCGTACTCTGGGGGAGAATCTTCCTCACCACCAAACGTAATGATGTCAGAAATGGCAGGATAGACCTGTCTAATGATAGAAGCATAGTCGGTAGCAGTGACAGCACGGTCTTGAGTGCTGAAATACTTCGGAGCATTGAACTTAATCTTCGAAATGCTTTCAATATCAGCACCACCGTTCGCTGCTACTGTTGCTGCCGAATTGACGGCAATGTTGTATACAAACCCAGTATTGCTGAACTTATCAGTTACAACACCGTTGAATGTAAAACTCTTCGCCCCGTTTGTGTCAGGACCGTTAGTTACGATGTAAGAGACTTCAATCTTATTACCATTCTCAAGTTTCTTACCTAAGACTCCATCTCCAAAGAATAGTTCATAACGCTCGTCCTCAACTTCATCGAGGAAAAATGCTTTAGATGTCGAGTCAACATCCAAAATGTTCTCAGCGTAGTCATAAGTCTCATGATACGTTGATTGTACACTCTCAAATACCTTAACTCTTACAGAACTCGTATCGACGCCTTGGTTCTGGATAACAAATCTTTGAGAAGGTAGAGCAGTGTTAACTACAAAAGTGCTAGTGATCAGGGTTCCTTCGTAGATGGGAACACTGTCAAAGTAAGCAACGCCGTTTTCCACAGGCACCGACTGGTCTTCAATCGTCACATAGGAATAAAGTGTATCATTGAATACAGTTGTGAAACCTGTTCCTTTCTGAAGTACAGCGACTTCTGGTGATGCCTGAGGATATGTCGCTGTAAAGGTCACACGTGCCTCTGGAGCGACCTTTGACTTAGGTCTGTACCCTAACTGCTTGGCAAGGGCAATAACGTTGTCCCTGAGCGATGCTGAGTCCAGGAACATCTCATTCACCACCATGTTGGTGTTGAATGCTGTATAGTACGTATTATAAGCAAGAGTGTCCAACAGAACGCTCATTGCTGAACCTTCAAAATCATACGACGAGAAGTCTGACTGTGCTCTCAAGTATTCCTTGAGGGCAGTCTTAATCTCCTGGAAGTCTAAATTTGATACTTGTACGTATGACGCCATGGTTATCTAGAGCTCTCTAAGAAAAATTCGATGTTGTTTTGTAAGTCACTTCTACCACGAATTACATACTCTAGTTGAATGTCATAACCATTATCATCAGCATTGATATCAACGTTTAATTCAATAATATCGATTCTAGACTCGTAAGTTCCGATAACTTCGAAAATCTCGTCACGAATCAGTGCTGCCGTACCAAAATCCAACGGTTCAAATAATAAATCACTCAAACTAGTCCCTAGATCGGAATTAAAGAGTCTCTCGCCCCTTCTAGTAAGCAAAAGACTCTTAATTGACTGTTTGATGTCCGCACTGTCTTTCACAACTTGTAAATCCTCAGTCACAGGATGAGGTTTAAAGTTGAGGTTGAAATCCTTAAATGTTTGGAAATCAGGCATGTAGACAGTTTTATTGACTATTTATCTCACTTCCCACAAAAACCATCTGCCCATTCTTCTTGGTTGTCAAAGATCCGCTCGTTCTCTTTTTTTGCCTTTGATGCCTTCTTTAACCAATAATCAGACGCCTGATCCGTTATGAGTGTCATTCCAGATTCGACGAACGACTTGCTCTTGTCTACTGGTGAATTTGCCATGGATGATCCTCTTGTACATTTCTTGGTGCCAATGACTATAATAGTCGGTTTTGTGTAATTGTTCTCTCGCCTCTAGTAATTTATCTCTCTTCTGGCACATGATGAGATTATCTTTACCAAAGTTACTTTGGACCCCATTAATAAAGGTTGGTTCGTCTTTATGATCATCTAACCACATATAATCCTTATGAATCATATTAAGATGATCAACGGTTGCCATCATAGCAGCAACACTACAGTCTCCAACAATAAAAATAATAACCTCAGCGTCCGCTTCTATCAGAGTCACCTCGCTCAGAGCGACCTCCTCTATATGTACAGACGCGGAAAAAGCGTAGGGACAGATGGCATGACCACCCAATTCCCCACGCTTCTCCGATATATGCTTAATCCATTCTCTTACTTCACTTACCTTGTCCACGATAGGGTTTCCTCGCTTTATTCCTGCTGCTGGCAGCATACTTCGTGTTCTTCCCATTACCCTGACGGGTATTCTTGGGAGTCGATTCGATCATCTGCTGACCATACAGACCGACTTTTGCTTTTGCCATAATTACCTCAGTTGACTTCCATATTATACCATAATCATGCCTTACTGCCAATCAACACAGTTGCTGGACCGTATGGACCAACTAGTGGTCTGGCAGTACCACCCATTGCTGCCTGGTCCCCTGCTACTGCTGGTAACTGCCCGTTGAAGAATACAGTAGTGTTGTTTGTTGGTTGAATGACCCTGACCCCTGGTTGGCAGGGTACTGGAATGAGTGGATTGACCTTTACACCCTCTACAGTATCAGGAGGTGTCGAAGCAGTGTAGAACTCTACCTGTTGCCCATTGATACTGATGTTCGGTGACTTGATCGGTTGTCCTCCTAATGCCTTAGCAGGATACGTACAATTGCCGTCTACAGACGCTGTGTCAACCGTTGTCTTGATTACCAGCTGTGCCATCCTCTAACCTCCTTAATCGCTCTTCTACGGTGTTCAGGTAGTCTGTCAGAAGCATATAGTCCCCACCAGGAGGTCTATACATCAGCTTCATTTTGCTCAGATAGGAATTCAGATCTTCCATCGAAGGAAACTTTCTCTCCTCTGGTTGTTCCATCGTCTAATACCGATTCAATGTTGACATCTCCAGGTTCTTTCAGTCCCTGGTAATATTGTGCTGCTACGTCCTCCATGCTGTCACAAAATTCATCAAATTGATCAAACATGGTTTCCTGCAATACGCCGTTAGGCGTTCTGTAAGTTACTTTGTGTTTCATGATCGACTTTTGAGGGCGTTTGATACCTGGGAAATTTTTTATTTTCGAGTTGTTTTGAGATCTCGATTTCCCTTTAATATTTATCGAGCGTCTGGAAACGTTTGTAGGTTAGAAAGAAGGTACTTTTTTGGGCATCGCTCGGCGCATCGGGCGGGGGGCGGCAAGGGGGCATTAACTGTCCCCCTGCCCCTGTGCTATGCTGTCACCCGTTGCCCATCACCACAGCGTAGGCAGAGGGCGAGGCGATGTGCTCACGCTGTGCCCATTGCTGTGACCCTCGCTTGGTTTTAAATCCTACCCGTTGGCAGGTGAGTTCACCCTTACGGGGACGACGTGGGCGGATGGTCTTCATGGTGAACCCAGCGGCGATGAGTTCTGCTTTGGATGCTGTAGCGAAGTTCATTTGGTGAAGACGACGATCTTATGGTGTGGGAGGAATCGGTTCAGGAGGCGAGCGCCTGCCTTGGCAATCTTAGCACGCTTGGATGCTGTCGCCTTGGTGCTCAACACGAACCCAGCGGGTGGGGTTGCCACCACTGTTCGGGCAGCGCCAGATGATTGCATCTTCTCCATAGGTAGCAGCGAGACGGTAGGCATGGTTGATGTCGGTTGCCCAGTCACAACCCCACTCGTCAAAGTT